TAAAGCAACCATAACTTTAAGATATCCCATTGAACGATTTACTCTATCTTTCTTTTCGTCATGCGTCATGCCACTTGCAAAGTCTTCATTTGTTGCCTCACTTCCTTTGTTATGCGTTGCTATTACACTTGTAATAACATTAGCACCATCAAGCATTGCTGCATAATTTTGTGCTTTTAGTTCTGTTGTTCTTGCTTCTTCAGCCATTGATTTTCTCCTTTAACCTACGAATGCTTTGCCATCTGTAATGGCTTTATTAACAGCAGTCATATCTTCACTACCCCAATCATCTAGGGCAACCATAGATTCTAAGGATTCAACATTATTACTAACTTTTTCTTTTCTACGAGCTTCAGTCATATCGCCTATTACATTAACATCTCCTGCAATCACGTTATTTACAACAGTTACAGAGCTACCCATATTTGTATAGTCTTTTGCTTTTTGCTCATCTGTTCTATCCATCTTTTAACTCCTTAATTTCTGCTTTAAGTGTATCAACCTGTGCAGATAATTCTTGAACCGCTTTAATAAGAGGTATTACATACATTTCCCTAGAAATATTTTGAATACCAAATTTGTCTATTGACCATCCTTTAAATGTATCTACACCTGCTGTATCTAATGCTGTTTTAACTTCTTGAGCAATAAGACCATGCATGGTTACATCTGTACGCATTAAATTTTTATCTGCATTATATAATCCAGATGCAACTAACTCCGAATCCTCTTTATCTAATTTTGTACTATCTTGCCATTTATAAGTTACCGTTCTTAAATCATTAATAAAGTCTAAACCTAATTTAGCATCGGCAATGTCTGTTTTTAATCTTTTATCAGATGTTCTTGTCCAAGAAGCATCGGTATCAAATTCATTATCTACAACATTACTTGCTTTACCAAATCTAAATTGAGAATTTTCACCACCACTAATACCACTTCCAATAACAATATTATTTACAGAACCACTTACTTGAGTATCTGTATTATTACCTATACAAACATTATCTGTTCCTGTAGTAACTCCATTACCTGAACTAGCACCTACAAAAACATTTCTTATTCCTGCTGCAACTGAACTACCTGAATCTGCACCTATAGCTACATTATTTCCATCTGCACCAGTTGTATTATCAGCAACCTTTAATGCTTCAAAGCCAATAGCTACGTTATTATCATACGTTGTACCTGCACCTAATGCACCTTGACCTAGAACTGCATTTTTTTCGCCTGTTGTTAATGCATCACCTGCATCACCACCAACAATGGAATTTTTATTACCTGAGGTTATTTGATTACCTGCTGCATGACCAACTAAAGTATTTAAAATGCCTGTCATTACGCCTGTGCCACCTGCATTAGCACCAACAGCAGTATTATCTATTGTACCTGTACTTGCATTATTCATATTTTGTAAAGCGGAAGCACCAACAGCAGTACATCTATTATTTATTGTAGCACCAGTCAAAGCATTTGCACCTACAGCTACATTATTCTCTCCTGTAGTTATAGCATCTCCTGCATCTGCTCCAATTAATGTATTGTTTATGCCTGTTGTAATTCCATTTCCTGCACCATAACCTACAGCCGTATTATCTGAAACTGTAGCAGTCGAAAAGTTTTGTTGAGCTAAAGTTGCATAACCTATAGCAGTGCTTCTAGTTCCTAATGTATCTGCTGTTAAAGCAGTTCTTCCAACAGCTACATTATGGCTTGAAGCAGTTAGTGCATCACCTGCTGAATCTCCAATAAAAACATTTTCTCTACCTGTAGAAATTGAATTTCCTGCACCATAACCTACAGCAGTATTAAAACTATCTGTTGCTGTAGTAAAATCTTGTGCGCTTAATGCTCCTGCACCTATTGCTGTAGATTTACTTCCAAGAACATCTGAATGTAAAGCAAAAGCACCAAGAGCAACATTATGGTCTGCATCAGTTAATTCATCTCCTGCAACATAACCAATTAAAGTATTTTGTATGCCTGTAGTAATTGCTGTTCCTGCACTATGACCCACAGCTACATTTTGACTTTCAGTTGCTGTAGAAAAGTTTTGTGCATTTAATGCTCCATAGCCAATGGCAACAGATCTTTCGCCTGTAGTATCCGTTGTTAAAGCTGCATGACCTATAGCTACGTTATAGGGTGCAGTTGTTAAAGCATCTCCTGCTTCTGAACCAATTAAGGTATTCGATAAGCCTGTAGTGACTGACAATCCTGCGTTATAACCAACAGCAGTGTTGTGTGTATTTGTTGCAGTTGTAAAATTTTGTGTAGCAAGAGCATTGTTTCCTAAAGCAGTACTTCTTGTTCCTTTTGTATCAGCGTTCAAAGCAGCCCTACCAACACCAACATTACTTGACGCATCAATTAAAGCACTTCCTGCTAAAGTACCTACAAAAACATTTTCAGTTCCTGTTGTAATTGCATCTCCTGCTAATGCACCTACTATAGTATTAGATGTACCTGAAGTAATAGATGCACCTGCACTTGTTCCTACTGCGGTGTTATCAGTATCAGATGCTGTTCCAGATGTATTTTGAGCAGCAAGAGCATTAACTCCAAGGGCAGTATTTCTGCAACCTGCAACATTTACCTTTAATGCTTGAAAACCTAAAGCAACATTAGAATTAGAATCAACATTATGAAGAGACATAGCATCTCTTCCTATAGCTGTATTGTTAGAACCTGCTGTTAATGCACCTAATGCGTTTTCACCAATCGCAATATTTCCTGACCCTGTGGTAGCACTATCTGCTGCTGCATATCCAATATAAACATTATCATCTCCTGTAGTTAAAGCTGTACCTGCTTCGTCACCAATAACCACGTTATAATTACCACCAGATTGTATAGAGTTACCTGCGTTAACTCCCAAGCGTAAGTTTGATGTACCTGAAGTTGCTGATGAATAATCCCCTGTAACAGCTACCGCACCTGTAACAGCAAGATCGCCACCAATTGTAGCATCGTCCGTAACAGTTAAGTCGTCTTGTACCTTGAGGTCCACTACATTCAAAGAAGCAAAAGCATCTACAACAGCAGCACCACTACCTGCACCATCTAAATAAACAACTTTAGTATCTCCCGGAGGAATTGTTATTTCTGCACCAGAACCTTGTTTAATAATAATATTCTGAGAACCAGAAGTACCGTTTTCAATAAAATGCACCCTAGATAAAGTATTTGGAGCTATAGTAATAGTGCAAGCAGAATCTAATGTTCCTGTGTATTTAATAAACATTGAACGAGCAGGGTCTGTTGCTCCATCAGCAACTGTAGAAGTATGCGTGTCTGCATTTGTCGTTATGGCTTCTGTGCCAAAACTAAGCCCTTCTGCAATCAACTCTAGGTTCGTGTTGGTGGTATCCCCCCACGTTCCTGATTGTTCTCCAGAGCCTATTTCTTCTAATCTTAAATCATTTGTATATACACTTGCCATGTTCGCCTGTCCTTATGCTGCTATGTTTTCCCAAGACGGTGTTTGACTTGGAGATATTGCACTAAAATTTGATGTTTGACTAGGTATAATCTGACCCCACGCTGGAAAAACTTCTCCTGTACCTGCACCAACTTCTCCTGTAGCACTTACTCCTGTTACCTCAATATTTGCCGTTCCTGATGTTTCTGCTGTAGCACTGTTAATTGAAGCGGTGGCACTTATACCTACATTTGTCTCAAATGTATTGCCTACAGCAGTAGTACCTGCAACTCCTGTGACAGAAACATTTGCAGCTCCTGTAATTCCCACAGCAGATGAATCTACTGAAGCTGTTCCTGCAACTCCTGTGACAGAAACATTTGCAAGACCAACAACCGTTGTAGAACCAACTCCTCCTGTTGCACTCACTCCTACATTTGTAGAAAATATATTACCTAACGCAGATGTCCCTGCAACTCCTGTGACAGAAACATCTATACTTACAGCACTTGTTGCAGAACCAACACTACCTGTAGCGGTAACAGAATAAGCAACGTCGCCATTCCAAGTGCTTGTGTTCCAAGCTCTGTTAGAACTATTCCAACCTTGAAATGCTACAACATTGTTTATCGACATTAAGCTATCCTAATAATCGCATTACTTGCATCAGCCGTTGGGAACACTATCGTAAAGTCTCCAGAACTCGCTGCTTTATCTGCACCAAAGTCTAAAACACAAACAGCAGGATCACCTGTTGCTGTATCGTTAAATATTAATCCACCTCGAACAGATGATATTGTTACGTTGCTAAACACCTCATCTGCAAAATCAACCAACGCTGTTGTTCCACTTGCTGTAGGTGTAACAGGACTTAAAGCTCCTCCTTTAGCAGAATAGTTTGTTCCAGATATTTCATTGCTTGTAGTATACGCAGTAGTAGCTGCTGTAAAAGAAGCACTATTGGTGTACAAAGCGATGTTAAATGTGTTACCTGTGGTTGCGGTAAAGTTATGTGTTCCTGTCATAAGCTCTGTTTTAAAAGAGGTACACAGAAAGTTTCCAGTAAAAGCCATTACATTCTCCTTATATATTCAGCTAGTTTCGGGTTTCCTGAATCTTTAATAGCATTATATACAGTAGTTCTATCACTTTTAATAGCCTGACGCATATATATTGCAATAATTTTTTCCATTTCTTTTCTGTAGGCATGTGCCTGGTCTCGTATTGCAGGATGTGCGTTATCAGATATGCCGATAATCTTATTAACGCAGCGTATCGCTGTTTCTTCTGGAGTAAACCCTCTATTATCTGTTGTCTGAACTCCTACTGAGCCAACTGTCATTCCTAATGTTTCTGTTAACATTAACTTTTTTGCCTCATAATTTGACCTGTTCTATACTCGTCTGAAATTTCCTTTGCTTCTCCTATATTCTTTAGCCTAGATAAAGACTCCATAAATCGATTGTTATAGAGAGTTAGCATGTCATTTTCTCCCTTCATAAATGTGTATGCTTCTACTAAGGCTGCATATAACAACGTTAGTTCAGCATTTTCACTTAACCAAGTTACTCCTGTATCTGCTCCTGTAGATGTAACGGTGGTTGTTGCTCCACTTGTTGAACCTGTAATAGTTTCGCCGTTAGTAAACGTGCCGGAAGGCACAACAATAGTCATTGTTGTTGACGTAGGCAAAGCACTAATCGTTGTGGTAACACCACTTGTTGAACCTGTAATAGTCTCCGTTACTGTAAAACTGCCACTAGCTCCAACGGTTAAAGTCAATAATTCTTGCGTCAAACTCGTTGGTCTGTAAAAGTAACTTAAAGTTGTTGTAAATCCAGCGTTCGGAGTCGGACCTAAAATAAAATTATTTACATCAAACTGACCATAATATTTAGGAATACCTGTTGTTGCAGAGTTTGGAGTGTAGGTCTGAACAAAATCAGAGTCTTTAAACAACAGATACTCAAGAGAGCTACTGTTTGTTATACTTAAAGAAAGAGGCGAAATAAAATCAGAAGGAACGGCTAAAAACTGATTTCCTGAAGTCATAGAGCCAGATGCGTTTTTTTGAAAAACCGTTAACTCAACCGATTTTAATATTCTTTCCTCTGCCATTCTAACAAACAGGCCAATGTTAGAAACAAACGTTGCTTCATCGTTTTGTGTGTACTCTTCAACGGCATTTCTTAAGGTGGTAAATGTATAGCTCATGATGTCACCGTAACTGTTCCTACAGAGCCCGTAGCAACAAGATTATTAGGAATAAAGTCATTATAATCATTGTAACCGACAGGATTAAACCCGTACTGTATTGTTCTTTCAATAGCTAGACTAGACTCTGGTCGAGCTTCTCGTAGTGCTTGTGGATCCATAGGAGCTTTTGAAGGAGTTAACTGAGGATGTTTAGGTTCATACTCATCTGGTCCAACAAGTAAGCCATTCCATTCTTTCTTCATAACGCTTAACTTGTAACGAAATCCAGACCTATCTGAAATTCCGTAAGCGTTTGCATCTGAAGCATATCTAGCCATTACACCCTCAAGTATTGTATATCAGGTTGTAGTTTAAGAGCAACTCTATCTTCATCTTCATCTGCCGCACGTTGAAACTCTTCTTCATAAATA